ACTCCTCTCATACATAATGTCATGCACTCTCAACCGGTCACATTTCGTGACCGCAAGACACACGAACATCTTCGAACTTTCAAAGATACATTAGAATATCAATTTGAGCTTGTTCTTACAGCTGTTAGATCTCTTATTACTCCATTTGTTATCTTAACAAATTGGGTTGAGAAATCGTCACCTGAAAGAATTAACTCAGATATTTATTATATGATATCTAATGTCTGGGAAAGTTATAAAGATGGAACGCTTGTAACCTCTATTAAAGAGTTAAGTGTCAGAAGTTTATCTGTTTACGATTCAAAACCAAGTTATTCCAAATTTTTTAAGGGAACAACATGGATCGTTTATAAACACTTACTTCGGGACTATCTTAATAGAGATAAGTTACCTGTAAAAAGAGCAAAAGTCGCGTTAAACTTCTTTTACTCTATGGTTATGTGTAAAGTTGGTATGTCGCGTTTACCAAACGCTGAAATTTTGAAAAATTACAAGAAATCGGTGAATTTATTATCCACCAGAAAACCCTATCAGGAAATAATGGAGATTAACAGAGCAATAAAAATTGCTACAAAGTTAGTTATCCCAAATAAAGCCTGCCAGAGTGATCAATATCTTGATATCAAAATTAAAGGTAAAGCAACCTATGAATTCAAATATGGCGAATATAAAAGTATATTCGAATCCAGACAACTCAATAAAGAACGAGCTATACGTCTTATGGATATTAGAGATATGTTAGAAGGAAAAATGTTAATTTGGGACCTTGATTATTATGTTAAACATGATTTAAACAATGTACCCGAAATGGACAATTATATTTTAAAATTCTTTCCCTCATTCTCTAACCTATTTGAAACAGACATACCGATAGAACTTAATAATGCAAGACCTGTATTTCTTGATGAACCTCTAAAAAATAGAGCTCTAACAATAAACACAAGTCCATTTCAAGTTCTCTCAAGAGATTTACAACATGACCTGCTGAAATATTGGCATGAATGCCCATATTCAACTATGGAAGAAGATACTTTAAATCATAAAATTTTTAATAAATATAGTTTCTTTGAGGAAAAAAATGATGCTTTCCCTTTCTTTAGAAAGAGAGACCATGTTTTTTATTCTGTGGATTATACCGCAGCTACAGACCATATCAAACCAATATATTCAGAGATTGCTCTGAAGTATTGTATTGATCGTCTACCTCAATATAGAAATGATTTACAGTTCTATCTTCTCAGTCTTGATGCAAAAACAATAAGCAATAAGAAATTTATTCATATTTCAAGCTTCCCTAGTAAACCACTAGAGAAAGCTATTAGGAATATACCAGATTATCAACAAGTTAATGGTCAAATGATGGGCAATAACCTATCTTTTCCATTACTCTGTATATTAAATTTGGCTTCCTTTATATATGCTAAATATCTAACTTTTTTAGAAGCTGAATATCTCGATGATTTAGATATCGTCGAGATGATCAGTACAGATAAAGATTTACTTTTAATTAACGGTGATGATGCTGTTGCAACACTCACAGATATCGAAATTCTTCTTCAAAAGTTTTGTTCAGCACAAATTGGCTTAATTGTGAATGATAATAAGACAATTATTGACAGAAATATTTTTAATATTAATTCTCGTCAATATTTTCTTAAAAACAACACACTCCATGAAATAGGCTATCTTAATCAACGATTGTTATACAATTGGAATATTAAGACAGCTTTAGATGATACCTCCGAGGGAGGATATGCTGATGAGTGTGATGTATTTACTTCACATAATTGCTTTGTGCATCAAGCTAGTAAGGGTCTATCAGATGATATGTTACCAGTTCTTTCAGAATACTTCATTCAAACCAGACAAGAGGAGATGTATAAAATTGCATCACCCTATGAATGGTTCCTTCATGTTAATATTGGAGGAAAAGGAATGGAGGATTATCTATATAGAACTAATATCTGTTATCCAGAAATCATAATAGATCCCTTACTGAAAAAGTTGCTCGCGCCAATCACGATCGATATTGAGGACTTCAAATTTGAAGGCTCATTATCCTTGATTGGACATACATTCAAAGAAGATGACTTTTTT